TCTCCCATTATACATAATATATCAGTAGTAGTATTTATAGGAATATGGTCACTCCAAGACCGCAAAAGAAAGTATTATCAGATTTAAAAGCATCTATTTTAAATCCTGCACTTACTTCGCATTTTCAATGTTGGTTCTATCCCCCTTCTGCAGTAAGATCACTTTTACCCACGGGAGAAGTACAAGATGATCGAATGTGGTCATTATCCTGTGCCGAAGCTGCGTTGCCTGGTACATCTTTAGCAACTGGTGAAATCACTAATGATTTTACTGGTGTAACTGAGAGACATGTGTATAGAAGGCAGTATGATACCACATCTTCATTTACATTTTATGTGGATCATGATTATAAAATTATAAATTTCTTTGAAAAGTGGATTGGTTACATTGTGAATGAAGGTTATATTAATCAAAATCCCAGTAATGATAATTATTTTTATAGAGTTAATTTTCCTAAGTTATATCAAACATCTATTTACGTTAAAAAGTTTGAAAAAGATTATGATAGAATATTAGAATACAAGTTTTTAAAGGCCTATCCGATTAGTATTAATACAATGTCTGTGAGTTATGAGGCCTCTCAGTTATTGAAGTGTACAGTTAACTTTAATTTCTCTCGTTATTTGGTGGAGACTTATCCTAATAATCCCCAGTATGTACTGTTTGATGGACCTGTTCAAGAAAATGGAGTAACTAATAATGCAATAACTTTAAACGTTTAATAAGTCCACTAAATAAAACACACTGAACTCTTTGTAAG